GTAAAATTGTACCATCATTATTACCTAAAGACATTGATCTTATAACTAACTCTAGAGAAAACTCTATGGTATTGTTTGGTAAAACTGGGTCAAATACTGTCTTTGGTTTTAGATACTTTCAAGTTTCTGACAAACGTACACAAGCTGCATGGTTCAAGTGGTCATTTAAAAATAACTTAATATATCATTTTATTATAGATGATGAATACTTTTACCTAGATGAAAACTATTTTTTACATAGTGTAAAGTTAATACAAGATGACACAGATCCTAGTATTGTAGAAGATAACACAGACTTTCAGATCAACATAGATAACCATACTGATGTTAGTGGTGGGGTATTTGATGAAGTTACAATGTTAACTACATTCTCAGGTGTTACTTGGTTAAGTAGTGTAACAAATCCATTTACTAATTTAGTTGTAGTTGATACAAATACAAACGCTAGCCGTGTAGGTAGGTACGGTAAACCAACTTCTACAGGAGCTACAAGCTTTACACTACCGGGAGACTGGTCAGGTGTCACGTTAAAAATAGGTTACATTTATGAATACAATGTAAAGCTACCAAGAATATATCCTACAACACAACAAGGAGAGTCAACTAGATCTGATCTTAACTCATCACTTGTAGTACATAGAGTTAAGTTTCACTTTGGTAAGATAGGACTGTATGAAACTACATTAGAACGTGTAGGTAAACAGGATTACAAAGAGGTATATGAGTCAAGTATTCTAGATGAGTATGATGTATCAGATGCACCATACTTAGATGAATATGTCAAGACTGTACCAGTATATGAAAAAAATATGAACGTAGATATAATACTTAAATCAAGTCATCCAGCACCAGCTACGCTACGAGCTATGTCATGGGAAGGAGACTACTCACCCAAATATTACAAACGTGTCTAAATACATTCACCCAATAACTTTTGAGGCTGCCCTAGAGGTGGCCTCTAATTTACGCCCAGAAGACCGTAGAGAGGTCGAAGAGGGTCATGGGATAGATCCTATAGAGTATCTACCTACGATGTCTCAGAAACCATCCTACGTGTATTTCACAGTGCCTGACGGCAAGACTGCTGGCATGGCCGGAGTAGGACCAGAAGGTGATATATGGATGCTTTGCACTCCTGATATACACCGATACCCAATTACATTTGCAAGAGAGGCAAAACGGTATGTCGATAGCCGTCCAGAACCTCTACTTTGGAATATAGTTGACAGTAGAAACAAAATGCACTTAAAACTGCTTAAGTTTCTTGGCTTTAAGTTTTTACGTAAGTTAAAACATGGGCCGAATAATATAACATTTATCGAATTTTGCCGTGTGCATGGACGCTAATGCTGGTATAAGAGCCCAGCAAAAACAAAGAGCTAGAGAAAAAGACGCTACCTTTGCTCAAGAAAAGTTAAAGTTTTTTAATAAAGAAGTATCTTTTGAAAAGACTCTAGATCGAAACACAATCGGTTATACACGTGACATCAGTGATGCTTACGTACAAGCCTTATATACCCAAGGTAAGGGTAGAAAACAAGTAGAAAATGTAGTTCGCACTTATTTTGCTGGTAAAAAAGTTAATGAAGGCGGACGATCTACCAGATTCGGAGTCAAAGATTATAAAAATTTACTTAACAAAAGAGCTGAAGTAGACAGTATTGTAGATAATTTGTATGGCCGTAACATGGCATATGCACAAGAATTAGGAAGACGTAGATTTATGTCTGCTAACGCACAAGGAAGAGAACAGTTAGGTTTACCAGCTTCATATGGTGCACCTGTAATGTTATCTCCTACCAACAGACTTGGTGGTGCTTTATCAATACTAAGCAGTGTGGCAAGTATAGGCACAAGCTTTGGAATTTTTCCATCTGATATAAAAGCAAAAGAAAACATAGAACAAGTAGGTGTATCACCACAAGGTTATAAGATCTACGAGTTTAACTACAAAGGTGGTGATGTAAGATTCCGTGGAGCTATGGCTCAGGATGTCTTAAAGAAGAATCCTATGGCTGTAGGAATAGATCAAAACTATCTAACTGTTGACTACAGTAAAATAGACGTTAACATGGAGGTCGTATGACATCGTCGTTTGGAACCGTCATTGGTACACCTCGGGATAAATTACCCAGCATGGGTGATACCAATTATGACCGCACAGAGCCAGATTTGACAGAAGCGGTTAATAAACAGATTGACAGAAATATAACGGATACAAAACAGTTCTTCAATGATATGATGAAGATTGAACAACAACGTATTCAAAACCGTGATACTAACTTACAAAATTTAGTCAACTTAACTAAATCTGCTGTTAAAATTAAACAGTACTTTGATGCAACAGCAGAAGTTAGAAAAGATAGAAAAGATGATAAGGCTACCAGAGACAGAGTTGAAGAAGCCCGAGCCCAAAGAGAGTTAGATGACGAAACAACAATAGCTACAGGTAATTTAGTGTCTGAAAATACAACAGAAGCTAATGATATGGCAGTTCTTTTAACTCAGCCAGATACTAACGAAGAGATTATTGAAAAGCTTTTTTCTAGCCCTTCATACGGAGCTATAAACGAACACATAAATAAAAATGAGTGGTTAAATTCAGGACTAAGTGCTGAGGCTGAGAACAAATGGGATGCAGCTGAAGAATTATGGTTAGTAGCTTTGTATGATAAATATAGTGAAGCTGGTGGTGATACAAGAAGTGGTAAATGGAAAAGGTACATTAAAAATGTTGTTCAACCTGAAATAAGAGTCAGAAAAGAAAAAGCATTTAAACAGTGGGAAACATCACAAAACGCAAAAATTAGAACTGCTCAATCTCAAAAAGTAGATATGAGAATTAGAGAAAGTTTGCAAGGTGGTGAAGATTTAGATACTACAGAACTTTTAAACTATGTTAAAGCTGCTAAACAGTACAGTACTGATCAAGAAGCTTTGGAATACATAGTTGATTATTTGTATGCTGAATTAACTAATAAAACTGAAAGAGTTACACCAGCTATGGTTGACGACTTTATGAGTTTATTTAAGTTTAAACACTCTGGAACTGGTAAAAAAACTACTTTAATAGAGTCTAACTTTGGTAAAAATGGTGCGTTAACAACCAGCTTAATTGCTAGATTAAACAGAGCTAAACGTAACGCTCTTGAAGACCCCAAAGATTTGTTAAAAGATAGGATACAAGAATTTGAAACTAATGTTGTAGATCCGTCTAGAGATGAAGATGGTGACATATCAGAGCAAGATCAACTTACAATTGCAGCTAAATGGAGAAAAGAGTTTCCGGCTGAAGCTTTTCCACAAAGCCTACTAAGTGCTGGAATTAGCTCACATACAAGTAATAAGTTTGGCTCATCATATGGTAAGTATTCTGTACCCGGTCAAGCTGATGTGCTTGCTGATTACAAAACAGATTTACAAGATGTTATTCTTGAAAAATATAAACTAACAGATCAACAGTATTCTCGTAACCAACTACCCGGAAGTGATAACCGAGCTATAGAAAAAGCATATGCTGATCTAAAAAGACGTGTAGAACAATCCGAAATAGGAAACCAAGGTATGGATTTTGGTACTAGAGTAGCTAGTGAATTAGAAGTAGTAAAAGCTAAATTAGCAAACGGTAGTTATAACGTTACTATACCAGAATACAGCACAGGTACTGCACAAGATATAATTACAACAGGAGATTACTTTTCAAAACCCGGCAATGTAAATTCATCTAATTTCGCATCACCTCTTGAAAAAGTTAATTTAGAAACCAGTAGAGCTGCTTTAAATGATGGTAATCTTGCAGCTGCTATTACTCCTTTTTGGAAAAACGTTGCTAAAAAACTAGGTGTTGCACCAGAGAAATTGTTATTAGATAGACTAATCGCTACAGGTGGATTAGATTCCAAAACTGGAGACATTGTTAATAGTAATGACATTTACAAATTAAGCGACGAGGATTTATACGAGCTCTATCGTAACCCTAATGCACACAGTTCTATTGATGTCTTCTATAAAGTTAACGAAGAGACTGGTGAGAAAAACAGTACCATAATGTTAAACGCTGCTAGACTTAAAAAGTTTGATGGCTCAGGATTTATTGACGATGGTTACTATACACTAAGAGGTCAAGGCGTTAAAAAACTACCAAGAATTAACAGCAATTTAACAGCTAGTGATTTGCTAACGATAGGTGCTGATGATATTGGCAGATATGGCATATCAACATCTGAAATGAAAGACGCATTTACATATAAAGGTGCTGGTACTAAACCTATTTTAGAAGGATTACTAAATAAAACTTTTGATGAAGATAGTCAAAGCCAAGTTATGGCATTGTTATGGCACATTAAATTACAAAAAATGAACTCCATTAGAGGTGTCGAAATAGACGGAGATTTCTCATGGCGTTTATCTGGAATTACAGATGTTGAACAAGCAGCACTTGAAGAATTTATGCCAGCATTAAAAAATGCTCCTTACTTCAGCAGGCCACATACTTTACAGGAAGATGTCATGGCTGCTATAGTAAACGAAATTCCCAAAACCACTCCAGTAGAAAAACCAAAATCTAAAAAAAGATCTAGAAGATAATGAGCGAAAAGTATAGTATTGAGTTTGATGATAATGACTTAGATAATCTGGAACAAGAAGCATTAAACATTTCAGACGCATACAATCAACGTAGACAAGCAGAAGAGGCATCTATACAAGCTGAAGAGCAAGTCGAGCAGCAAGCTGCCGATGTTAGATATGACCCTCGCGATGCTGATACATGGGGAGCTAAGGCTCTCATCAAAGAAGGGCAATCCATCTTATCTGGTGGATTACAAGATACTGCTTCATCACTAGCTACATTCCCAGAACGCACAGCAGATGCGTTATCTGGTGAAATGCAGAGACAAAGGTTAGAAACAGGGAGATACAGACCAGACTGGACTCCTTTTAATTCTTACGATAACCCAATCGAAACAAAAACGTGGTGGGGGAAACAGTTACGAGGACTAATTCACTTTGGTTCTATGGCAGCTGGTACAATATTAGCAGCAAAAGGTGCAGTAGCCACTGGTTTAGTTACAATACCAGCAGGGCTTACAGCTTTAGCTAGTAGTACTGTAGCTAGAGGTGCTGCAATTGGAGCTGTATCTGATCTTGTATCTAAAGAATCAGATGAGCAAAATGCTTTAGGCGCATTACGTGACCGTTATGGTTGGGTAGATACACCTCTAAGCACTAAAAATACTGACCATCCTATTATGATGAAAGTAAAAAACATCGTAGAAGGTATGGGGATAGGATTAATATTTGATGGTCTAGCTTACACACTTAAGAAAGGTAGTAAAGAAGCTGTAGATCAGATAATAAACCGAAACAAAAGTTTAAAAAACCAAACTGTACAAGCTGGTATAGCCCAGTTACGTCGTGGTGAAGCTGAGTTTAGAGCTGATAAAAACGCACCTTCTGCACAACCACATCAAGGTGCACATATATCAGAGGTAGAACCACAAGTAGCTAGAGATCAACTATCTCAAACACGTAAGGACTACGGATCTGAAGATGGATCTACAGGTTCTGTTACTACACCAGTAGAACGTGAAAGCATAGCAATGTATGGTGCTACAGATGAAGCAACAGTAGAGCGTATATTTCGTGGATTAGTAAGTAGTGAAAAGTTTGCAAAAGAACTAGAAGCTGCAAAAGGATCTAGAAAAGCATTAGTTGAAAAGTTTAGAGAATCCGTAGAAGCACATCAACGTATTACACAGGGTAGAAACCCCGTGGAAATGTCACCAGAAGAATATTTAAAAGAACTGTTTGAAACTAATGACGTTATAGACGGTTTCGAGGTATGGACATCTAAAAACGTAGTTACAGCTGACTTAATATTAGGTACATTACTTAAACAACTAAGAGATACTGGTATTGCTGGTAGAGAAATAGCTGATTTAGTAAGTCTTGATGACATAGATGGACCAGCTAAACAAATTGTAGATACAATGTTAACTGCATTATATCGAACAAAGAAATCAAGATTTGTAAAGTCTGATTCATTTAGAGCATTAGGTGCAGCGAAGAAAAGTAAAACAACTGTTGAAGAAGCTGTATCTAAAGAAATGGTAGATGCTAGAGAATCTATTATGTCAGTATTAAAAATAGCTAAAGATGATGATAATGATGACATGATAAATGCGTTGTTTGAAGCTTTTTCTATGATGGATAATGTTAACACACTTGATGACTTTGATAGATGGGCTCGTACTTTAATACTTGGTGGTAAGCTAGATGTTAATGGACCTGATCGTACAGGTGTCATGATACGAGAACTAGAAGGAGTTATGACTCACAGTGTTTTGTCTGGTCCTAAGACACCAGCCAGAGCAATTATGGGTACATCTGCTGCAACATTTTTAAGACCTTTAGCTACAGCTTTAGGTTATACATTAAAGGCTCCGTTTACTGGAGAAGTTGCTGCTATGCGAGCTAGTCTAGCTAGTGTTAATGCTATGATAGAAGCTGTACCTGAATCATTACAACTATTTAAAACGAAGTTAAATGCTTACTGGAAAGGTGATATAAGAACTATTAAAACTCGTTTTTCTGAGTTTTCTCAAGGTGACGATAACTGGGAAATAGTACGTCGTTGGGCAGAAGATAGTGGTAGAGCTAACGCCGGAGAAGTAGCAGCGTTTCGTGTTGCTAATTTAGCACGTAATGCAAACAACGCTAACTTACTAACTTACTCTACTAAGCTTATGGCAGCGACTGACGACGCATTTGCGTACATTTTAGGTCGTGCTAAGATGCGTGAAAAAGCTATGCGTAACGCTTTAGAGTTACAAAACAACGGTATACAGACTCCTAAAATTACAGGAGACTTAATGAAAGCATACGAAGACGATTTCTATGCTCAAGTTTTTGACTCTGCTGGTAATATAGTAGACGAAGCTACACAGTTTGCACGTAAAGAAGTAACACTTACACAAGATCTTACAGGTTTTGCTAAAGGATTAAACGATGTATTCTCTGCTACACCACTAGCTAAACCATTCTTTTTGTTTGCTAGAACAGGTGTAAACGGACTTGCTTTAACGGGAAAGTATACACCGGGTTTCAACTTTCTTGTAAAAGAATTTAATGATATAGCATTTGCCAATCCTAATGATTTAGGAAATGTTGGTAAGTATGGTATATTCACACCAGAAGAATTAGCTAACGCTAGAGCTTTACAAGTAGGTAGATTAGCTATTGGTAGTGCGGTTGTATTTACTGCTGTACAAGCATGGATGCGTGGTGATTTACACGGTAACGGACCAGCTGATAGACAAAAACGTCAGATGTGGTTTGACAATAGATGGGAACCAAGAACAATTAAACTTGGCGATGTACGTGTAGGTTATGATAACTTTGAACCATTTAACCTTATTATGTCTACAATAGCTGACGTAGGTGACGCAAGTGAACTTATGGGTGAAGAGTGGACAGAAAATGAATTAGGTAAAATATCTCTTGTTGTAGCTCAGTCGATTACAAGTAAGTCTTATTTAGCTGGTATACAGTCATTTGTAGATTTATTTGGTGGTAGACGTGGACAAATCGGACGTATTAGTGGTAGTTTAATTAACAACAGTATGCCTTTAGCTGGTTTACGTAATGAGTTAGGTAAATTATTTACACCTTACATGCGTGAATTAAACTCAGGTATTAGACAGTCTATACGTAACCGTAACGCATATGCTGAAGGTTTGACTGGTATTAACCCATTAGCTAACCCATTACCTATTAAGTATGATATGTTAAATGGTCGACCTTTAAAAGATTGGGACTTTTTAACTCGTGCTTACAATGCTGTGAGTCCTATAAGTTTAAATCTAGAACAAACTCCCGGTAGAGAATTTTTATTCGATAGTGGATATGATTTACGTATGTCTACATACTATGCACCTGACAGTACAAATTTAACTGATACACCAGAAGTTAGATCTAAGTTTCAACGAGCTATCGGTATACAAAACTTAGAACGTCAATTAGATAAGTTAGCAGTTAATCCAAAAGCTATTGCTTCTATGAATCAAATGTATGCAGATATAAAATCTGGTAGACGTGCAGATTTTGATGCAAGAGATTACTGGCATAATAGACAAATAGATAGAATGTTTCAAAAAGCTCGTAGAATTGCTTGGAACTCTATTAAAGCTGAATCTGATGTTGTTGCAATAGTTGAAGAACAACGTCGTGCTAGAATAGAACAGATACAAAAACAAAAACAAACAGCTAACATCCTCAACATATACAAATAAATGACAGCAACATTCGTAGACAAAACTGGGGATGGAAACGCAACTAAAAATTTTGCTATCCGTTCCTTACAAAAATCTGATATACACGTTAAAGTAAATGGGCAGCTACAAACTCAAGGTACTCATTATAACATAACAAACTACACTACAACAGGTGGTGGTGACGTAGTTTTTACATCAGGTAATATACCAACATCTGGTAATATACATATTTTTCGTGATACAGACTTAGACCCTGCTAAAGCAACCTATCAAGCAGGTGCAGCAGTAAAAGCAGATGATTTAAATAATAATCAAAAACAAGCTTTATATGCTTTAGAAGAACTAAAAAACAGTACTGATGTTCAAGTTACTGTAGGAGGTACTGCTCCAGCTAGCGGTAATAGCTCTGGTGATTTATGGTGGAATAATACAAACGGACACCTATACGTTTTCTATGATGATGGCGTAGGAGATCCTTCTAACCAATGGGTAGCAGTTACTGGAACTAATTTATCCGGCATCGGTGGTGGTGGCGGCGGTAGCGGCGGTGGTGGTACACTTACAGCTGTTACAGGTACTGCTCCTATAGTTTCTTCTGGAGGTAATACACCTGCAATAAGCATTACAGCAGCGACAACTAGTGCAGCTGGTTCAATGTCCGCAGCTGATAAAACTCAATTAGCTACTAACACAACTAAGTTAGCTACACTATCAATAGGTACTGTAAGTGCTTCGTCTCCGTCTTCGGGTCAGGTGCTAAAATATAATGGTACTGCTTGGGTTCCAGATACTGACGCTACAGGTGGTAGTGGTGGTGGTGCTACAAACTTAACTTTTACAGCAAACGGTACATCCTTAACTATTGAGTCTTCATCAGGTAATAACGCATCTTTACCTGCTGCAACTACATCAGCTTGGGGTGTAATGACAGATGACGATAAAACAAACTTAGATGCTAACACAGCTAAAGTAACTAACGCAACTCATACAGGTGAGGTTACGGGTAGTACTGCTTTAACTATTGCAGACAACGTAGTTGATGAAGCTAATTTAAAAGTAAGTAATACACCTACTAATGGTTATTTTTTACAAGCTCAATCAGCTGATACTGGTGGTTTAACTTGGGCTGCTGCACCTACTGGTAGTGGTGGTGGTTCTTCGACTACAAGCGGAATTACTTATACTAACTCTGGTACTGGGGCTTCAGCAGTAAACCTTAACACAAAATTACAAGAAACAACTTCTGTAAAAGATTATGGTGCTACAGGAAACGGAAGCACAGACGACTCTACTGCATTTTCTAATGCTGTAAAGGCTGCACCAGCTCTTGTTAATATAGACGGAGTAGAAGGTACAAATATAGGTAGAGCAGAAATGTGTCAGGTTATTGTTCCTCCGGGTACATATAACATTGCTAACGTAGTCGACACTAACAATAGACAAGTTTTATATATTATTGACCAAGCTGCAAAGTTTACAGCTGGTTCTAATGCAAAACTAAATGGTGAGTTACTAAGACCCGGTCAGTTTAACATAAACACTTATAAACACGGATCTACAGACTATGCTTGTACTTATGCTATTAGATCAAACGTAGGAGCTTCGTCTGGTTTAGGTGGTGGAGATGGTACTAACGCTGAAATTTTAGGTATAACTACACCCGGAGAATTAGCTACGTATCAAGATAGAGACTCAGTTGCTTTATACGTTGATAACGAAAATGCTCAAGCTTTACTTAATGTAAACTCAGTATCAGGTTACACTGCAACTTCTGTAACTATGTCCTCTGCTCCTTCTGCTGATGTACTAAAAAGATACCGTAAAGGTATGATTATAGACACAAAGCATGGTACACCTTGGGTTGGTGTCGTTGATAGCTGGAGTGCAAATGGTCAGGTTATAAATATACAAGGCGGATGGTATCAATATAATAGTCCAAGCTCGACTAGCACCCCTACGGGTACATCTGGTTTTGCTATTGGATTTAAAAAAGTATGGGCGATGAACGCCAACGTACACTTATATGCCGCTGGTTATGCTGAAAAAGCATGTGGTTTTGAGTTAGGAGTTAGAAACTATAAATCTAACTCAGCTAATGAACTTCAGACTGTAGCTAATAGAGTCTGGGGTATGGACGTTGTTAACCTAGGTGGTTCAAGTGGTAAAATGGGTATGGCTGCATTTATTGCTAGAACCTCTGGAGCCGGATCACCTGCTGGATGGAATCATGGTTTTGCTTCTTGGCTAACTACCAATGGATTTACTGCATACGGTTGTGCTGAAAATGGTTTTCAAAGTCAAGATAGTAGTGGTAATACATTTTTTAGAGTTGATAATGGAGGAAGTCTACAACTTGGTCAAAACGCAGCAAGTTCAGCAGTAAACAGATTTATCGACTTTCACAGCGGTACATATGATAATGATTATGACACCCGTATTTTTTCCTCAGGCGGAACGACTAACGATGGCCAAGGTACACTGTCCTTCGTTGCGGCAGACGTTGTATTATATAACAAACGTCTTTCTCTAGGATCAAACACTGACACTGGTACAGCCTTTTCAGAAATTCACTTTCATTCTTCTGGTGTTAACCAAGACTACGATGCAAAAATAAGCTCTCAAGGTGGAGGTGTCGGAATTGGTATGTCTAACCTATATATCGACGCAGCCAATGTACATATAAATAAACGGGTTTTAACTGTAGGTTTACGTAACGCAAGTGGAAATAACACAGCATTATCACCACTTTTAGATGCACATATTGATTTCCATGGATCTGGTTTTGATAACGACTTTGATGGCAGACTTAGTTTTCAAGGTGGTGCTAGTGCAGTCGGTGATTCTGATTGTAAAATATACGCTAAAAGATTTGCTTTTATAAAAGGTGCACCTACTAATACCTCTACTGGTTATAACGAAGTTCAACAGTGGGGAATATTAGAAGATGCAGGGTTCTATTGGTTAGGTCAAGTATCTGCTAACTCAACAAGTACAAGTGTACATCCGGGTGTTATAATGGCAAACGGGTTTGCTTCAAAAGCTGGTGTAGGTGCTAGTGCAGCATTTAACAACGCTTTTAATATTCATTGGACAGGTACAGCAGCTAATCTTTATATAGATTCTAACTTACACGGAACAATTACTGTTACTTCTGATTACAGAATTAAAAAAGATATTACATCTCAAACAGCTTTAGGTATAGATAAAATTAAACAGCTAAGACCTGTTAATTATGAATTTGCAGACAATGCAGATTTCAGCTATGTAGGTGATGGAGTTAAAAGGGAAGGATTTATAGCACATGAAGTTGCAGAAGTTATCCCAAGTGCTGTTGATGGGGCAAAAGATGCACCAAATCAAATTCAATCACTACGTGTGGATGCGATAGTTTCAGTCTTAACAAAGGCGTTACAAGAAGCTGTTGCAAAAATTGAAGTATTAGAAACAAAAGTAACAGCTTTGGAGGCTGAATAAATATGACAGCTTTTAATTTCCCACCAAGTCCAAGTACAAATGATATTTATACTGCACCTACAGGGCTTCAGTATAGGTGGGATGGAACTTATTGGACAAAACTAGGTAGCACACCGTTGTCAGACGGAGATAAAGGAGATATAACAGTTAGTAATACTGGTCAAACCTTTACTATAGATGCTGGGGTTGTATCACATGCAAACCTTACAGCAGATGCAGTAGAGTCTGATAATATAAAAGACGGCGAAGTTACAACAACTAAACTTGCTGACGATGCAGTTAGCTCTGCTAAATTAGCTGATACAGGTGTTTCAGCAGGTTCTTATACCAGTGCTGATATAACTGTTGATGCACAAGGTAGAATAACTGCTGCTTCAGCTGGTACAGCAGGCCCGACTGGTCCGACAGGACCGGCTGGACCGGCAGGTCCAACTGGACCAACTGGACCGGCTTCGACTGTAGCAGGTCCAACAGGAGCGACAGGACCATTAGGACCAGCAGGTCCGACAGGTCCATCAGGTGGTACAGGTAGTGTAGGTCAAACGGGACCAGCAGGTCCGACGGGTCCTACAGGTCCGACTGGACCGACAGGACCAGCAGGTCCGGCAGGTGGACCAACAGGTCCTACAGGGCCAACTGGACCTACAGGTCCGGCTTCAACTGTAGCAGGTCCGACTGGTCCAACTGGACCGACAGGCCCTACGGGACCGAGTGGTGCTGCGGCAACAATTGCAGTAGGTAGTACATCTACAGGAAGTGCAGGTTCTAATGCGTCTGTAGCTAACTCTGGATCATCTAGTGCAGCTACATTTGATTTTACTATTCCTCAAGGTGCAACAGGACCAGCAGGCCCGACTGGACCAACCGGTTCAACGGGAAGTACAGGACCGACTGGGCCGACAGGACCGACAGGTCCAGCAGGTGGTCCTCCGGGACCAGCAGGGCCAACAGGTCCAACAGGTCCTACAGGCCCATCAGGTCCAGCAGGCGGCCCTACCGGCCCTACAGGTCCAACTGGTCCTACAGGACCGGCTGGAGCAGATTCAACCGTAGCAGGGCCTACGGGACCTACGGGACCAACAGGACCCACGGGACCGACAGGTCCAGCAGCGACTATTGCTGACGGAAGTATTACAACTGCAAAAATAGCAGATTCTACTAACGTCTCGACTGGAGTTACAACAGCAAAGATAGCTAACGATGCAGTTACGGCTGCAAAACTAGCTAATAATACGATAGAAACTGATAAAATACAAAGTGCAGCGGTTACTACAGCTAAAATAGCTGATGATGCAGTTACAACAGCAAAAATAGCCGACGGTAATATCACTACAGCTAAGATAGCAAATGATGCAATTACTTCAACCAAACTTGGACCAGCATGTGTAGATACTAACGCAATGGGTACTGGGGCAGTTATTAGAGTTTCTATAGCAGATTTGGCTGTTTCTACAGCTAAGATAGCAGATGATGCAGTTACTGCTGCTAAAATTTTAGATGGTACGGTTGCTACTTCATCTCTAGCTAATGATGCCGTAACAGTAGATAAAATAAATTTAGTATCAACATCTTCTGTACCTAGTTTAGAGGCAAAAGGTGACGGTACTACAGATGGTTATATACAGTTTAATTGTTCACAAAATAGCCACGGTGTAAAACTTAAAGCACCTCCTCACAGTGCAGCTGCTTCTTATACTCTTGTACTTCCTAATACTGACGGAACAAGTGGACAAGTTTTAAAAACAGACGGGTCAGGTGCACTTGATTGGGTTAACCCTCAGAGTGGACCTACTGGACCGACAGGACCGGCTGGACCGACAGGACCACAGGGTCCGGCAGGTCCGACAGGAAATACTGGAAGTACAGGTCCTACTGGACCGTCTGGATCGAACGGATCGAACGGAGGACCCGGGCCTTCTGGACCTCCGGGGCCTTCTGGGCCTTCTGGAGGAACTGGTCCGACTGGCCCGACAGGTCCGACTGGACCAACTGGACCAACAGGTAATAGTTCTGGTGCAGCTAACGTATATACTGGAACTAGCATGAGACTTGTATACTCATCTAATAACAGTTTATATGATGCTGTACAGTATAGTACTTATCTACACACTGGTGGTTCGTCTGGTTCTAAGGGTGTTTACTTCAATGTTTCAGATGAGACTTTAAAAGAAAATATAACTAATACTACTTTTGACGCAGGTTCACTAATTAAAAACATGCGTTTTGTAGATTTTGATTGGAAAGAATCAGAAGGTGGTGGACATGTAGACTGCGGTATTATTGCACAAGAAGTAGAACAACTAAGTGGTGGTTCTCAGCTTGTATATCAACCAAAAGATCCTACAACAGATGAATTAGGAGTAAGACATGTAGTTCCTATAAACTTCATGACTGTATCAGCTAAGGCTATACAAGAGCTAATTACAAAAGTAGAAACCTTAGAAGCAAAAGTAGCCACATTAGAGGCTGGCTAAATGGAGATACCCACCTTACTCTTACCTGATGCTGTTGACTTTCCAAACTTTGAGTTTGAATTACCTATAGGAGAGATGCCACGGTATACTCCTTTGGTAGTTCCACCAAGTGATATAAGAGCTCCGAAAGGAGTTATACCAAAGACTACAAACAGTGCAGCAGCTAGTACCGGTCAAACACCGTCTGGCATTAATCAAGTTAATATACCTGTGGTAAATGTAAAACTGCCAGTACCAGAAAGTGAAATACTTATTACAGCTGGTACTACGGCAGTTATTTCTGTAGCAGCAACCCTTACAGCTACAGCAGCTTTTAAATGGGTTGTTACTGCTATGAAACCTATATTAAAAACAGCATGGAAAAAAATAAGTGGAAGAAAAAAACCTAAAACCTGACGAACCAAAAAAAGGTTTACTAACAAAATTAAAAGAAAATGTTGATGATCATGAAGAACAAATGCAGATCCTTGGTGCAATGGTACGCTTGGGTGTTGTTATTTGGTCAGGATTTATCATCACTTTAAACTATGTCGAGTTGCCGATGGTTAAAAAACCTTTAGGAGCATCATCGGATATCACTTTTGTCGCCAGCATTTTTACTGGAGCCCTAGCAACCTTCGGATTGTCTACAGGTAACAGTAAGAAGAATGGCAACCCTCAAACACAAACAAAACCTAAACAATGAAGAAATGGATTCTTCTCTTAGCTCTGTTGTCACCCGCAGCTGCAAGAGCAAACTCAATAACCCCAAACTTTACACAGGGGTCAATGAACTCAACGACAACAACTACCCAAACAGTCAAGGAAGTCATAAAAACACAAAAGTTCGGAACAGCCCTCAAGAGCTGGTCTGGAAGCAATGTCGAGCCTTCTGGAAACATTATAGCAGCAGATACAACATTCTCCGTCAAAGATGTAACCAAGCCTTGGAACATGGAACAAGTATCAAGAGCCGCCGGTCTAGTAGAGCAAATCGACACAACAATCGACTACACTATAAATACTACTACTACATCCTTATCAGTCTTCTCACAGTAAGTCCTGTTCTAGCAACAGAGACTGACCCAGAAGTCACGAATAACGCCAACCCGGTTGCAGCCGCGACAGGCAATGTTACCAACAGTGCGGTGCAGTTCCAGAACAATGGAGCACCATCACGACAGAACTATGGCAGTGGAATCTCATGTAATGGGGCGACTATGACTTTTTCGCCTTTTTATATGGGAAACCATATCAACCCATACTCTGAGAAAGAAAACATGGAAGGTCTATACCCCTCAAGTTATCAACTAAATGAGAACTGGGGATTTCAAGTTAACTTCATGGTTCCTCTTGACAGAAAAGGATTAGAGCAATGCAGACGTATTGCAGCAAGACAAGAGGAGAAGATGAGGTTAGATCATGAGCTGGTACGTGCTCTTAAATGTGCCGAACTACAACAGAAAGGATTTACTTTTAGACCTCAGACACGTGTTGCACATTTATGTTCAGACGTGGTTCCGATTCAAGCGTTGTTACCACCTAAACCACAGAAAAAGAAATTTTGGCAAAAATGAGTACATTATCAGAACAAATAGCAAATAAAGCAAAAGCTGAAAAAGCAAAAGCTGAAACTGCTAAAAAAGCAAAGAAAACTACTACGGAGTCTACATAACATGGCATCTGGTGCAAGTAAAGGAGCTAAAAAAGTTAAGATTTTTAATGACGGTGTCTTAGAAGGCGTAAACGTAGCTAACTACAGCATCGAAGATAAAAAGAATGTTATTAACTATCAAAAAAAACTAGACGCAGATCCTACATATAAAATGAAAGGATTTGAAAAAGATTCTATTATGAGACAATACGGGAAGAAAGTTTAATGGATGAACTAAAGAAACTACCTAGAAAAGCGACAGAAGAAACCTTTAATGAGCTACACTATCTTGTTACAGAGGACTTTCTACATAGAATAAAAAGTGGAGAAGCGACTACACAAGATCTAAAAGCAGCT